CACGCATTTAGAGATGAAACTAAAAACAGTATATTTAATCTAGCAAAAATATACGAACAAATAGATTACAACGAAGAAACAAACCAAGGCGTTTCAACGGGTAATTTTCAGTGGGTTAATGGTATAAAAGATACTAATGTTATGTTTTATCCAGATTTAAAAGGTAGATTTAAAATATCATGGGTACCACCAACAAACCTACAGAACAAAGTTATTATTAAAAATGGTTTAAAATATCCTGGTAATGAACACATGGGTGCTTTTGGTTGTGATAGTTACGACATAACAGGCACTGTTGATGGCAAAGGTTCTAACGGATCTTTACATGGCTTAACAAAGTTTAGCATGGAAGATGCGCCACCTAGTCAATTTTTTTTAGAATATATTGCTAGGCCCAGCACAGCTGAAATGTTTTTTGAAGATGTTTTAATGGCATTGGTTTTTTATGGCATGCCGTTGTTAGCAGAAAATAATAAACCTAGGTTGTTATATTACTTAAGGCGTAGAGGATATAGAGGTTATTCTATGAACAGGCCTGATAAAGTTTGGAATAAACTATCAACAACAGAAAAAGAAATAGGTGGTATACCTAACTCTAGCGAAGATATTAAGCAGGCACATGCCGCTGCAATTGAAACGTACATACAAAGCAATGTAGGTTTAATTGATGATAAATACGGTAACATGTATTTTAACAGAACATTAAATGATTGGGCTAAGTTTGATATAAATAAAAGAACAAAGTTTGATGCTTCAATAAGTTCTGGCTTAGCAATTATGGCTTGTAATAGACATTTATATACGCCTAATGCAGAAAAACAAAAATCAAAACTAAACGTATCTTTTGCAAGATACAATAATGATGGTGCGCTATCAAAATTAATAAATTAATATGAGTAAAAAAGGTTATTTCCCTAGTCAAGTAGTTAGCGATGCTGAAAAAGCAAGTTATGAATATGGATTAGAAGTAGCGCGAGCTATTGAAAATGAGTGGTTTGGTAAAGATACTAACAGCAATAGATATAATATTAATCAAGCAGAGTTTCATAAGTTAAGATTATACGCTAGAGGCGAACAATCAATACAAAAATATAAAGATGAATTATCTATAAATGGTGACTTATCCTATCTTAATTTAGACTGGAAGCCAGTGCCTATAATACCAAAGTTTGTAGATATAGTAGTAAATGGTATAGCAGAAAGAACTTATGATATAAAAGCGTATTCACAAGATACTGCGGGCGTGGAAAAAAGAACTAAATACATGCAGAGTATTATAGATGATATGGATGCTGCGCCTTTTAATAATGAAGTACAAAGTAAATTTGGTATTAATTTGTATCAAAATAATCCAGAAGAACTACCACAGTCATCTGAAGAATTAAAAGTGCATATGCAGCTTAACTATAAGCAAGGTATAGAAATAGCAGAAGAGCAAGCTATAAAGGTATTAATGGATGGTAATCATTATGATAATATATTAAAAAGAATATATTATGACTTAACTGTAATAGGTATAGGTGCTGTTAAAAATCAATTTAATACATCAGACGGCGCTACAGTTAAATATGTTGATCCCGCTAATTTAATTTATTCATACAGCGATTCACCGTTTTTTGATGATATATATTATGTAGGTGAAGTTAAAAATATACCTATAAATGAACTTAAAAAACAATTTCCAGATTTAACTGATGAAGACTTAGAAGAGATACAGCAACAGCCAGCGCAGACAAGTTATCAAGCCACTAGATACGGAACAAAATATCAAGATAATAACTTAGACAAAAACATTATAACAGTTTTGTATTTTAATTATAAAACGTATAGTAATAGTGTGTACAAAGTAAAAACATTAGGATCAGGTGCTCAAAAGGCTATTGAAAAATCTGATACATTTAATCCACCTGAAGATGCAAACTTTTCAAAAGTTTCAAAGGCAATTGAAGTGTTATATGAAGGTGCGTTGATTGTTGGTACTAAGAAATTATTAAAATGGCAGTTAGCTCAAAATATGCTACGTTCAAAAAGTGATTACACTAAAGTAAAAATGAATTACAATATTGTAGCACCGCGTATGTATAAAGGTAGAATAGAATCTTTAGTTAGACGTATAACAGGTTTTGCTGATATGATACAGTTAACACATTTAAAGCTACAACAAGTTTTAGCAAGAGTAGTTCCTGATGGTGTATATTTAGACGCTGATGGTTTAGCTGAAGTTGATTTAGGTAATGGTACAAATTATAACCCACAAGAAGCTTTAAATATGTTCTTCCAAACTGGTAGTATAATTGGTAGATCATTAACACAAGATGGTGATTTAAATAGAGGTAAAGTACCTATACAAGAAATAGCAAGTGGTAATGGTGGCGCTAAGTTATCTTCTTTAATTAACACGTACAATTATTATTTACAAATGATACGTGATGTAACTGGTTTAAATGAAGCAAGAGATGGTAGTACGCCAGATAAAAATGCTTTAGTTGGTGTACAAAAGCTAGCTGCTGCTAATAGTAATACGGCAACTAGACATATATTACAAAGTGGTTTATATTTAACGTCAGAGTTAGCTCAAGGCTTATCACTAAGAATATCTGACTTGTTAGAATATTCACCAACAAGAGATGCTTTTATACAAGCTATAGGCTCTCATAATGTAGCTATACTTTCAGAAATATCTGAACTATATTTATATGACTTTGGTATATTTATTGAATTAGCACCAGATGAAGAAGAAAAGGCTAGGTTAGAAAATAATATACAAATGGCTTTACAGTCTAAAAGCATTGAGTTAGAAGATGCTATTGACGTTAGAAACATTAAAAATATTAAGTTAGCTAATCAAGTGTTAAAAATACGTAGACAAAAGAAAACAGCTAGAGATCAGGCTATTGCTCAACAAAACATACAAGCTCAAGCTCAAGCAAACGCACAAGCTTCACAAGCAGCAGCTGCGGCTGAAGTGCAAAAGCAACAAGCATTAACACAAAGCAAAGCGCAACTTGAACAATTAAGAGCACAAGTTGAATTACAAAAACTACAATCAGAAGCTCAACTTAAGTTTCAATTAATGCAAGCAGAGGCTCAAATAAATATGAGATTAAAGCAAATGGAAGTTGAAGCTATAAAAGGTAGAGAAGAAATAAAAGAAGATAGAAAAGACGAAAGAACTAGAATACAAGCTAGTCAACAGTCAGAACTTATATCGCAAAGAAAAGAAGGATCTGGACCTAAAAAATTTGAGTCTACAGGTAATGATATACTAGGTGAGGGTATAGACTTAAACATGTTTGGACCTAATGTTTAACAAATAAATAAAAAACAATGGCAATAGTAACTAATGATTGGACTGGTAAGATAACTGGATCTGTTTTTACAACAGCTTCTAGTGATGCTATAAAGCCTCCTACAGGTCATGTGTTTGTAGCTATAACAGCGTTAACTGATACTGATTTTGATAGCTCAGGTGGTTTAGTTGCAGACGATGCAACAGTATGGGCAAACACAGAAGATGCTGCTGGAGATTTAGCCGCAGGTTCTGAAACAACAAGTGAAGGATCTGGTGGTGTTCAAATAACAAACACAAATTTAGATTTAAAATCTGGCATAACAATTTACGGTAGATACACTGAGATTGATGTAAATGCTGGACAGATAATAGCATACATAGGAAAAGCTTAAGATATTGTACGAGAGTACATATGTTTAATTTTATAATATTATATTATGGCAGATAAAGTGAATATAGACGAAAAAAATGCTGAAGCACCAATGGGTGAAGAAGTTAAAGTAAAACCTCGTCTTAAAAAATACAATAATCAAGATGAACCTATAAAGGTTAGTCTTGCTAAAGAAGAGCCTGCAGAAGAGCAGGTAGAAGAACAGCCAAAAGAAGACACGCAACAGGAGCAGCCTGTTGTAGAAGAAGTTGTTGAAGAAACAAAAGAAGAAGAGGCTGTTGAAGAAACTGAACAACCAGTTTTAGAAGAAGTTAAAGAAGAAGAACAAGCAACAGAAGAAGTTGAGGAAGTTAAAGAAGCTGTTGAAGAAGCTGTTGCTGAAGCTAAAGAAACTGGAGAGCCACTACCAGAAAATATACAAAAGTTAATGAACTTTATGGAAGAAACTGGTGGTGATCTTGAGGATTATGTTAAATTAAATCAAGACTATAGTAAATACGATGATACAACTTTATTACGTGAGTATTATAGGCAAACAAAGCCGCATTTGACAGGCGATGAAGTAGATTTTTTAATGGAAGATGGCTTTACATTTGATGAAGAAGTTGATGATCCAAAAGATATAAAACGAAAGAAATTAGCGTTTAAAGAGCAAGTTGCCAACGCTAGATCCCACTTAGACGGGCAAAAGTCTAAATACTATGAAGAAATCAAAGCTGGTGTTAAGTTAACACCTGATCAACAAAAGGCTGTTGATTTTTTTAATAGATACAATAAAGAGCAGGAAGAGACTAGCAAAGTCACAGGTGAACAGAGAAAAGTATTTACAGACAAAACTAATCAATTGTTTTCTAATAAATTCAAAGGTTTTGAATACAACGTAGGAGATAAAAAATACAGATTTAATGTTAAGGATGTAAATCAAGTTAGAGAAACTCAGAGTGATATTAATAATTTTGTTTCAAAGTTTATGGACAAGAAACAACAATTAACAGATCCTCAAGGTTATCACAAATCTTTATTCACAGCGATGAATGCTGACAGCATAGCAAATCACTTCTATGAACAAGGCAAAGCAGATGCTATAAAAGAAAGTGTAGCAAAAGCTAAAAATGTAAACATGGATCCAAGACAAGGTCTAGGTGAAGTAGAAGCCGGCGGCATAAAAGTGAAAATGTTAGGCGAAGACTCTAACCAGTTCAAATTTAAAATTAGAAAATAACAATTTAAAATAAATAATTATGGCAGCAATTACACCAACAGCAGGTACTGGAACACCGGGTCTTAACGCGGTACCATCACCTGTGAAGGCAGCTATCTCTACAAACTATTTAGATTTTGCAAGTGGTAGCGGTAAAGATTGGTCACAGCAATACTTACCTGATTTAATTGAGCAGGAAGCAGAAGTTTACGGAAAAAGAACTATATCTGGTTTCTTAGCAGCAATTGGAGCAGAAGAAGCAATGAGCTCTGATCAAGTTATATGGACAGAACAAGGTAGATTACATCTATCTTACAAAATTACAGGAAGATCTACTGACACACTAACTATTGGTGCATCAGTTGGAACTTCTGACTCAGCAACAGGACACGCTATTAGAAAAGGACAAACAGTAGTTATTTCTAGTGGTGGTGCAAACCCTACAGTAGTTAAAGCGTATGTTAAAGACATAGGCGGCACAGGTGGAAACGAAACAATTGATGTAGCACCTTATGGAGGCGCAGCTCTTGCTAACGTTTTTACAGCAGGAGAGTTAACTAGCTTAGCATCAAATGGTAGAGTATTTGTATATGGTTCTGAGTTTAAAAAAGGAACATCAGGTATGGGTAATTCAAGCTTTGATGCTGATAATAACCCTGTACAGCCTGAGTTTAAATCATTTACTAATAAACCAATTATATTAAAAGATCACTACGCGGTATCAGGATCTGATACTTCAAGAGTTGGTTGGGTTGAAGTAAGTGCAGAAGACGGTACTTCAGGATACTTATGGTATTTAAAAGCTGAAGCAGAAACTAGATTAAGGTTTACTGATTACATTGAAATGGCAATGATTGAATCAGAAAAATCTGCATCAGGTTCTGGCGCAGCAGGTCAGTTAGGTGCAGAATCAGGTACTGAAGGTTTATTTAAAGCTATTCAGGACAGAGGTCACACTACTTCAGGCGTCGGCGGTACTAGCGCGGTGGATGATTTAGGATCTTTTGATGAGATACTTAAAAAGTTTGATGAGCAAGGTGCTATTGAAGAGTACATGCTTTATTGTAACAGAGAAGTATCATTAGCAATTGATGATATGTTAGCAGCGCAAAATTCTTACGGAACTGGTGGAACATCTTACGGTGTGTTCAGCAACTCTGAAGATATGGCGTTAAATTTAGGTTTCTCTGGATTTAGAAGAGCATCTTACGATTTCTACAAATCAGATTGGAGATACTTAAATGACGTAACATTAAGAGGTCAAGACGCTTTCAACGATATCAGAGCGGTATTAATACCAGCTGGTACTTCAACAATTTATGATGAAGTAGTTGGACAAAGCATGAGGAGACCTTTCTTACATGTTAGATACAGAGCATCTCAAACAGATGATAGAAGAATGAAGACTTGGGTAACAGGTTCAGTAGGTGGAAACATCACGTCTGATCTTGATGCTATGGAAATCAACTTCCTATCTGAAAGATGTTTAGTAGTACAAGGAGCTAATAACTTCATGTTACTTAACTAATACTTTTAAAAGAGTTAGGCGCTTCGGCGCCTAGCCCTTTTTATTTTTTTTAATATTTAATTTTATTATATCATGGCAAAAAAACAAACAAAAAAAGCGGTAGCTGTAGAAGAACCTACGGTTGCTGTAAAAGAACAACCTAAGAAAAAAAATTCTTGGGAAATAAAAGATAGAGTCTACTATTTAAGAGAAGGCTTATCACCATTAACTTATACAATAAGATCAAGGGGTATATTTTATTTTGATGAAGAGAAAGGATACGAAAGAGAGTTAAAGTATACAGTTAATCAAAAAACGCCTTTTGTAGATGAATTTAAAGGCGAAGCAAGATTAGGTCATATAGTTTTTAAAGACGGTGTTTTAAATGTTCCAAAGGAAAAACAAACATTGCAAAAACTTTTATCATTATATCATCCGCAGAGAAACAGTTTATATACAGAATTTAATCCTGTAAAAGAAGCGGAAGATGATATGGTTGATATTGAAATGGAAATTGAAGCGTTAAATAGCGCTAGAGATATGGACGTAGATATATCAGAAGCTATACTAAGAGTTGAACAAGGTAGTTCAGTTTCAAACATGACTTCTAAAGAAATAAAAAGAGACATTTTAGTTTTTGCAAAAAATGATCCTAAATTATTTTTAGAACTAGCAAATGATGAAAATGTTCAGCTTAGAAACTTTGGAATAAAATGTGTCGAATTAGGTTTACTAAAGTTATCATCTGATAATAGAAGTTTTACTTGGTCAGGTACTGGTAGAAAAGTTATGAATGTTCCTTTTGACGAACATCCATATTCCGCCTTAGCTGCTTGGTTTAAAACTGATGAAGGTTTAGAAGCTTACGGCAACTTAGAAAAAAGATTAAATAAATAATAATCATTTATAGAGGTGGTCATCTCTATAGGTGACCACTTACTATAAAAAAGAAATTATGAGTGTTAATGTAAATTCAGTTTATCAAAGGGTACAGTCAATTGCTAATAAGGAGCAAAGAGGTTACATAACACCTATTGAGTTTAATAGGTTTGCTAATCAAGTACAACTTGAAATATTTGAGCAATACTTTTACGACTTAGGTCAGTTTATGAGAGGGCGTGGTAATGATACTAGGCATGCTGATCCAGTTGATAGTGTTGAAGAAAAAATTAGTTTATTTGAAGTATTCGGTACTTCTGTTACTGATGTAGGAGGCGATGGTTTAGATGAATTAATATTACCTACAAATCTATATAGATTATCTACAGTCTTACTATCACAAATCGAATGTGAAAAAGTTTCAATAAAAAAATTCAAACAATTAGTTCAAAGTAATATTATATTACCAACAAGCAATCAACCTGTTTACGTTAAAAACTCAAACGGCATATTAGTGTATGGTGGTAAAACAACATCACCGTTTTATGAAGTAAAACAAAGTGGCGTTACAATTAATTACATTAAAAAACCTAGTACAGTAAATTGGGCTTTTGTTATAGACGCTAACAACGATGCGTTATATAACAGTACAAACTCAACTAACTTTGAATTACACCCAACTGAAGAAGCAAACTTAGTTATTAAGATATTAGAACTAGCAGGCGTTGCTATGAAAGCTGGTGATATTTATCAAGTTGGTGATAAAGAAAATATTGAAGATATACAACAACAAAAAGCATAATTAAATGGCAGGATTATTTCAACAAACACAAGAAAGTTATTATCAGCAAAGCCAAACGTTTGACGGTAATGGTAGTGCTAAAGTATTTACTTTACTTACAACTCATTTTCCAAGTATACCAAGCGTTAAATCTGATATAAGAATTTTTGTTAATAGAAAAGAAATTGATGTTGACAATTACAGCTACAGCAGTCCAACTGTTACTTTTAGTGGCAACACAAATAACACAGATGTATTAGAAAGTGATGGTGCACCTAAAGATGGATTTTCAATAGTAGTAAAAGAAAGAGCTGCATCAGAAAACTTTGGTAATTATCAGTATGTTTCTGTAAACGATATAGTTAATAATTTTTTAATAGCTTATGTTGGCGA